ATTATGAACGTGATTTTAACTTTGATTATTTTGGATTTAAAACCCTTGAAAAAAGTTATCTTATGCGTATAAAATCATTTACACCTGAATCTACAAAAGAGGAACGTATGAATTTGAAGGGTAAAGTTGTTGAACGACCACAACATTTATTAATGAGAGTAGCGATTGGTATTCATAGTTCTTCTCTTAAATTGGCACTTGAAACGTATGACCTTATGTCTCAAAAATATTTTATTCACGCTACACCTACATTATTTAATGCTGGAACACCACGTCCTCAACTCTCATCATGCTTTCTTTTAGCTATGAAAGAAGATAGTATTGATGGTATCTATTCAACACTACGTGATTGTGCTTTAATTTCTAAGTGGGCGGGTGGTATTGGATTGCATATTCACAATGTTCGCGCTAAAAACAGTATTATTAATGGAACAAATGGAATTAGTAATGGAATTGTTCCTATGTTGAGAGTATTTAACAACACTGCACGCTATGTAGACCAGGGTGGTGGTAAGCGTAACGGTTCTATTGCTATTTATCTTGAACCGTGGCACGCTGACGTCCAAGATTTCCTACTTCTTCGTAAAAATCATGGTAATGAAGAAGAGCGTGCTCGTGATCTCTTTTACGCTATGTGGGTAAGTGATTTATTCATGGAACGTGTTAAAGCAAATGGGGATTGGTCCTTATTCTGTCCTAATGAATGTCCTGGATTACCTGAATGTTATGGCGATGATTTTAAAACTCTATATGAAAAATATGAAAAGGAAGGTCGTGCAAAAAAGACAATTAAAGCGCAAGAGTTGTGGATTCAAATTCTTGAAAGCCAAATTGAAACTGGAACGCCATACATTTGTTATAAAGACGCAAGTAACAAAAAGAGTAACCAAAAAAATCTTGGCACAATTAAATCGAGTAATCTTTGTACGGAAATTATTGAATACTCAAATTCAGAAGAGTTTGCCGTTTGTAATCTAGCATCAATAGGACTGTCCAATTACGTAAAACAAACACATATAAAGAATGTATTTATCTACTCAAAAGAAGATTGTACGTATTGTAAAAAATCCATAGAATATTTTAAAGATAATAATATTCATTATGAAGAAGTCAAAGTGAATAAAGATGATAGAGAAAAAATAGATGAAATTAAAAAGGAAATGAAAGAGAAATGGGATGTTGATATGAAAACATTTCCACAAATTATTATAGATGGTGAATATGTTGGCGGTTATGAAAGTCTTATGACTAGACAAGATAAGGTGTTCGATTTTGAAAAGCTACTTGAAGTTTCGCGTATTGTAACGCGTAATCTTGATAAGGTTATTGACGTTAACTTTTATCCGATTCCAGAAACAAGACGTAGTAATATGCGTCATCGACCGATTGGTATCGGAGTCCAAGGATTAGCCGATGTATTTGCTATGATGAAAATGCCATTTGATTCTCCTGAAGCAGCAGCTTTGAATTCACGTATTTTCGAGACTATTTATTTTGGTGCATTAACAGAAAGTAATCAATTGGCAAGTGAAAAGGGAACATATGAAACATATGAAGGTTCTCCAATGAGTAAAGGTCTTCTTCAATTTGATATGTGGGACGAAAAACCAGAAAAGTTTCATTATGATTGGGAATTGTTGCGTGAAAAGATTAAAGTTACAGGAGTTCGTAATAGTCTTCTTTTAGCACCAATGCCTACAGCCAGCACTAGTCAAATTCTTGGTAATAATGAATGTTTTGAACCTTTCACAAGTAATATTTATCTTCGCCGTACTCTTGCTGGTGAATTTGTTGTTGTAAATCGTCATCTCATTCGCCAATGTATTAAACTTGGTATTTGGAATAATGAAATGAAAAATAAGATTATTGCAAATAATGGTTCTGTTCAGGATATTCCAGAAATTCCTGATGAAATAAAACCAATTTATAAAACAGCGTGGGAATTAAAAAATAAAGTATTGATTAATATGGCGGCTGATCGTGGAAAATTTATTTGCCAAAGTCAAAGTTTAAATCTATTTATGGAAGCACCTAATTTTAATAATCTATCCGCAATGCATTTTTATTCATGGAAAAAGGGTCTCAAGACAGGTATCTATTATTTACGCACTCGTCCAGTTACAAAGGCTCAACAATTTACAATTGAACCTACTAAAAAAATGAATAAAAAAAAATCAGTATCTGATTTACGCGATGAAGAAAAACGTAAAGTAGCAATGGTTTGCGATCGTAGTAATCCAGATTGTGAAGCGTGTAGTGCTTAAGAACTAGAAATAGTTAATGATTTAAAAGTTAACGATAAAATATATATTTAACAAATCGTTTTAACGCAGATAAACAATCACTCTTATTATTAGGTATATTATTTCTTCTATGTGGATTTCTTCTTCTTGGTCTGTAGTGTTGTAAACAAGGTTCTACTTCTTCGCGTATGATTTCGTCGTATTCTTCTTGAGCCCGACGTTCTTTTAATTCATTAATGCTGATTGTAATATTATCATCAACTTGTTCAATATTACTATAAGTTAAATCTGTTTGTGATTCACGAGTTATTTGTAATCTAGGTTGTTCCGTAATTATTTTTTTATCATCTGTTTTAAATTGTTCAACAACATCTTGAATAATTTCATCAAGTATTCTATTGACAAGTTCTTCTTCAGGTGTATTTAATAGTTCTTGTTCTTCTGGTGTAAAAGTTTTCATTTGAATGTATTCTGTGGGCGGTGCTCCAACAGAATCATTCACTTGACTATTTTCATCAATGTGTATTACTACAAATTCATCATCTTTTATTAAAGACATAAAGGTTTTATATATAATGTATATTAGATTTAGTTTCAGTTTCAGTTAAAAAATTGAATGGATTACTTATATAATTAAGAAAGTAATCAAGTCAAACCTAGATTGTAAAAACATACAATTCAATATGAACGCACTTCATACATTATTTCGCACATCTCGCACAGCAATTTCAACTATTTCTAGAAATGCATCTACATATAATAATAAAACACCTCAAGTAAATATTAATATAAATGTTCGTTGTAAAGAAGAGCACAAGAAGGATCTTGAAAAGTATATTCAGTATCGTAATGAATGTTGGAGGCGCCATAATGAGATCATAAATAAAAATAAGTATAAAAGTCGTAAAACGATTATCGTAGAGTGTAATGATCTAAATGATTGGGAGACTGAGAAGGCACTTGAACACGCTTTCAAAAACTAAATAAAAATAATTTATGAATATATTATACTAGTTACAATTATTATGAGATTATTACGATATGTGTTTATAATCAGTTTAATTATAATATTTTCAGGAAGTATAATATCTATTCGTAAATACCATTTTTTATCACAGGAACAACAAATTCTTAATGAAAATAATGTTAATAATAACAAAAATAATAACAGGAATCAAAAATATAGTCTTATGCGTTTTATTTTACCAACAATTAGTATAGTTTCTTTTTTTATAGGTTGTTATGTAGTTTCATTGCTTATTAAGGATGGTGAATCTATTGGCAAAGATAAATACAGTGGAATTATTTACATGTTTGTAATTGGAATAGTGCTTTTAATAATGAATTCAAGTATATTAAGTCAAGATTCAATAACAGAATATATTAAAGGCAAAAAGTTTTCTATAATTGGAATGTTTATGGCATTAGGAGTGGGTTCTGTTATATTTGGATTTTTAGATAATTTTGGTATGAAATTAGGAACGGATGCTTTAGATGATTCCTTTTTACATGCATTTTTAGGACCTTTTTCAAAAGATGAAAGATTTAATCAGTATAGAAATAATATTAAGAAAAACTTAAAAATAATGAACGTATGGGTTAATAGAGATTGGAGAAAAGTTATGAATCATGTCTTACGTTTTGAAAAAGAAATAAATAAAAATCCAGATTTTAAAGATTTATCAAATGCGATTAAAGGTTTTGATGGCGTTAAATTAGATATTCCACCTTTAATTTTAAAAGATAGATTATTAACAAATGATTATATTGATAATATAAGAAGTCAATATGATACAATAGATGACTCTAAAGCTATGTTAGGTAATACCTTTTCCGATTTTATTGGTGCATTATTAGGAGCAGGTATTATTAATTTATTCATATATATGACTGGATATGATGGTTCCTTTACAGGCGATGAAAACATTGATAGTAGTAAATTTATCAAATATTTAAGTATTTATGCTCCAATTTTGGAAGCTATATTTATTGCTATTGGGTGTTTAGTTCCAGTTTTTTTGAATATAGCAATGAGTCGTAGTGGTGTTAATAAAAATGTAAGAAACGCATGGACTGTTGTATTTGTAATATTAATACTAGTCATATTAATGATGTATTTGAGTGTTAATGGACTAAAAACAATGAACTCAAAAGATAAAAAAAATAGTATAAAAAAAGTACTTAAATCAACTTTAGAACGAATTGATTTAAAACAGAATAATAATGAAGAAAAGAAAACTCTTGATAAAGTTAATACGTTAATTAATAATTTATAAACGACAAATATACTTATATATCATTTAAATTTTGTTTTTATATACGAAGACATTAATTGACTGCGTTAATTTTTATATTTTGTTGATTACATAGCCGAAGCATAAAATTAATATCACCGGCTTTATCATTTGTTCCGCTTGCTTTGAAACCACCGAATGGTTGTTGTCCTACTACTGCGCCTGTACTTTGGTCGTTAATATACATATTTCCGCAATTTTCACGAAATAGTTCAACTGCACTCTCTAGGAAATCCTGCTTTTCACTGAAAATAGCGCCTGTCAATGCATAGGGCACTGCTGATTGACATTCACGAATAATTTCATCAATCTTTTCTGGTTTATATAGACGAACCCCTAGAATGGGTCCAAAAAACTCATCTTTTAATACTGATTCGTCTTTATCATGACATAATACGACTGTAGGAGAAATAAAATAACTTGTTTTATCACAATTTTCATGAAATTGAAATACTTCAACACTTGGTTTTGACTTTAGTTCATTAATGGTTGCATTTAGTACATAATAAGAATATCCACTAATAACACCATAGTTTTCTTTATCAATCGTGTTTATTTTTTCTTTCATTTTTTCAAGAAATTCTTCCCACATTGATTCAGGTAAATAAAGACGTGAACAAGCACTACATTTTTGACCACTATATCCAAAAGCACTATTAAATGTTTTTTCAACAACCAGGTCAAGATTTGCTTCTATATCTACAAAATGAAAATTTTGACCACCTGTTTCACCAATACACCGCGGATAATTATATTCTATTTTAGCGTGTTTTTTATGAATATGATCAAATTTTAATACTTGACTATAATAATTTTCGTGAATTTTTTGTAAGACTGAATTATATCCAAACGTTGAACCCGTAAATAAAATAGCGCCCAAATCGGGTGTTTTTGTGATTACATCAGTAAATCCGATAGCGTCTGTAATAACAAAGTTTAGAATATCGGTATGAACACCGGCTTCCATACAAATTTCATAAAACAAATAATTAGAAAGAAGTGCCTTCTCACTTGGTTTCCACAATACATAATTACCCCAAATAAGTGGAGCTGTTGCCAAATTTGCCGCAATAGCAGTAAAATTAAATGGAGTATAACTAGCAACTACACCTTGTAAAGGTTGATAAAGGGAAACATTAGTAACACTATCTGTTGAAATAGGTTGTTTATTCAAGAGTTGCAAACTATAATCTACATTAAAACGGAGAAAATCAATAGTTTCTTGAATTGCATCAATATTTGCTTCATGAATGGATTTACCTTGTCCCACAATTGTTGCTGCAAGCATTTTATAGTAGTATTTTGTTTCAATAAGATCCGCAATTTTTAACATAATTTCCATACGACGTTCAATAGGAACAGATAACCATCGTTGTTTTGCTTGTTTGTGATTTTTAATGCCCGTATAAATTGGTTGTGTCATAATAGGATTATAGTGAACTAATTTTGGATGATTATATAATGGCGAAATGTGATAATTACTATGACTGGTTGTAACATATTGAGAACCATTGATGTGTGAATTTATAGTAATTGGACTTGTAATATAGTTTTTAATTTCCTGTTGTAGCAATTTATGTTCTTTTGTAGTTGTATCCATAACACGATGAATTGGAGATTGATAATTTACGGCGCGAAAACTATTGAGATTTTTAATTAAAGGACGAAGTCGCATTTTATTGTGAAAGGAAGATACAAATTGCGTGATTAGTAAAATAATTACAAAAAAGTTTAAATTAAGACAAATTAATTTATTTTGCAGAACTTAGGACTGGTAAAGAATAGAACAGCATTACCGATTGTGCTTAATTAGTAAATGTAATCAAGTATTATATTTTAAATGATTTTTAAGTTGTAATAATAAAATAGAATCAATTGTAAATGTTTAAAAATGGTTAGATGTAAGCATATACTAGTAATTACATTATTATTGTTTTCCAAAATAATAAAAGTATACGACTGTTAAATTATATATAACAAACAGAAAAGTCGCTATTGCTAATCCCCAATTTAATGTAAATAGTCCAATTAAGCAATATATTGCATTTAGAAGAGTCATTAAGAATATGAATCGCATAGAAAAAGATTGAGCAGAGTTTGTTTTAAATAAATTATACATCTGAAAAGCTACAGATAATCCATTTGTAACAACCGATATCCATCCCCATTGTATAACATTTAACCCTACAAATTTACGTGTTTTTTTCAACGCTACTGTATCATTATTACCATCCATTTTTTTATTATACATAATATATTTATCATCTACAATTATTAGGCGGTGCTCCAGAAGGTATGATAGGACTTATTATAGGATATTTACTTGAAAATAACCAAATGATGGCAATTGGAGCATATGCTATGTTTTATAATGCATATATGTTATTTTTTAGATTTTTTGGTCATAATGGAATAATAAAAGATATTTTTTAGAAGGTAAGATATAAGTAGGGTAGTTTCAAACTATATGATTTATAGTATAAAATACAAAAAATTTACTTATTTGTTACTTTTCAATAAAGTATCTAGTCATAAGATAAGCATCTGCCAAATCATCTTTTTTATCATGTTCATTATAAAATTCTTGCCATTCTTCATCGTGTTCATTATTAATAAATAAACGTGTGTGTTCAATAGCCATCATTTTATTACGACGATATTTATCACGCATACTGAGTATTTTTTTAGGTAGTTCACCGTATTTATCTTTATAGACTTTTAGTTTATTTTTAGCAGACATTAATATCATATCGTGTAATTCTAATTTTTTTTCGTGTTGTTTCATTACAAAATAAGAATATAACATCATTTGAATACTTTTCATTGTTGGATTTTTTAATACAGGTTGATTTTCAATACAAATCCATTTTGCCTGTAATAATTGTGGTAATTTATCTAATTTATCATAGAGTATCTTACCTAATGTAAGCATCGGCATTCTAACCGCAGAGGATTGATTGATTGCATCTTTAATTGTATCTGTTTCTTTACTATGTTTTGTACAGTAATATAAATTGTTTTTAACACAATATCTTGTTGCGATTTTAGAGCACCCCTCTTTACAACATACCCATTTATCGCTCCATTCTTTTATTTGATTTTCTTTTACTAAGCGGTCTTCGTTGCTTAATTTTGCCCATTCTTTCTTTTCTTTTCTTAAATGAATCGTGCAATAATGTTTATTTTCTAAAGATTCTGAATCTTTGGTTTCGGTTGGAAAGGAATAACAACTCGCTCTTCTTCCACAAACATTACCATTTACCTTTAAATAATTACAATAAATAGGTGGAGATTTATGAACAAGTAAATTAATAATACCCCAGTCAATAATTTCAAGTTTATCTCCTTTTTTGTCTAAAAGGCAATAGGCTAAGTTCTTGATTCCAACATCCCATCCAAGATACATTGTAATCTTACATTATTAATTGAAAATTAATCTTACTTCTCTAAAGCAAAAACATTTAAAATAATTTTAATTTTTCAGTTGCGTAAATATAAAGAATAAAAGATATTCCTATAAATAACAAAGAAAATGGAAGAAGTAAATCTAGATCTTGATACATCGCTTAAAACTTTTGATATTGGATTGAGTAATGCGTCGAGTCGTCCAATGAGTCCTTCAGGGTCATCTGCCGAAACAGTTGGTATTGATTTATTAGTAAATAAAAGCAAAATGGGTGATTCACCAAGTCTTTCTAGTCCATCCTATGTAAATGCGCCTTCGGTAAACATTAATACAAGCACAGATACATCAGTAGTTGATATTGATAAATTACTAGAAGATAGACCATCCTCTCCTGTAGGTTTGCCCTTAAGTCCGGATGTAAAGAAATTAGATTTTGGAGAAAAACCCCGAAACTTATTCTCTATAAATGAAGATTCTTCTAGTTTTACAAGTCCACCTGCGGCTGCTTCTACAGCTCCCGCACCCACAATTAACAATTATTATCAAGCACCTGCTGCACCCATGAAAAGTCCAGAAGAAATTCAAAAAGAAAAAATTCAATATCTTCGTCTCTTCGATAGATTAGAAGCAAAGGGTGTTAGATTAGATAAGAAATACACAATGGAATCTGATTTAAATGAAATGAAAGGTGAATATGAAAGACTACAACATCAACGTGATTTAGATAAGAGTGTAAGGTTTCAACGTAAGATGTTAATTGCTTTTGTAACAGGTATCGAATTTTTAAATAATCGGTTTGATCCACTTGATTTGAAATTAGATGGTTGGTCTGAAAGTATTCATGAAAATGTAAATGATTATGATGATGTATTTGAAGAACTACACGAAAAATATAAGGATAAGGCTAAAATGGCACCTGAAATTAAGTTACTCCTTATGTTAGGTGGTAGTGGATTTATGTTTCATTTAACGAATACAATGTTTAAGACTAGTCTTCCAGGAATGGGTGATATTTTAAAACAAAATCCAGATTTAATGCAACAATTTACGAAGGCGGCTGTAAATAGTATGGGCGCTCAAGAACCCGGTTTTGCTAATTTAATGGGTGATGTATTAAACGTCGGTGGTCCAGGACAACAAATGCCACGTAGAGTTCCACCTCCAGCACAACCTACGCGTAAAGAAATGAGTGGTCCCCCAGATATTGATTCTATTTTAACAAATATGGGTAGAAATAAATCACAAACCTCACCGGTATCCGTTGATATGGGTGCCGGATTAAGTGATAGTGAAATTGAAAATATTCGCAATATTGATACAAGTGATGGTAAAAGATCCATGACTCTTGACTTATAAATATATCCGTATTTAGATTACTAATTTTAATTACCTAGAAAAACCTAGAATAGATTAATAATTTTAGATATCTTATAAAAATTGATTCATTTTTTATACATTTATAATTGGTAAATACTACCAAACCTAGATTACCTAGAGAGTATACCAAAAGTCAATAACTAAACTAAATCAAAATGATTAAACTTATGATTGAATATCGTAATATTAATTACGAAATTCTTTACCAAGGGGGTGCGCTGTATCCTTGTGAAGATTCAAGGGATGTTCAATATAAGTTGATGACATATTACATTAACTTGTGGAAAAAGACAGGATATTTGTCTACTGGTGAGTGTGTTGTATGTTTTGAAGATAATAAGATTGGAACACTGATGGGGTGTTGCAATAATAAACATTTCTTGTGTGTATCTTGTATTTCAAAGATGTATGAAGCTGAGCGGTATGATTGTCCCTGTTGTCGTGAGAATATGGTTTCTGTAATGGCAGATCGTATGGCAAATCAGTTGGATTGGTTTCAACGAGACAATATGATTAATGATCCATGGTATGGGTTCTTCTGTAAGGAAGCAAAAGCAGCAGGTCTTCTGAGCAGCAGTCAAATTATTGATAAACTTCGAGAGTTGGGTGAAGAGAAT